CGCTTCTGAGCCGTGCTGGCACCGTCAACTCGTCCACGCTCACGCTGGCGACGCAGGACGCGATCCGAGGCCAGGCCACCATCCGTATTGCCCGTAGCTAGTCCGTGACGGAGGCCCGTCATGGCTGGCTACTCAGCGGGCGTTACGGCTACGTGGAACAGCGTGAACTTCGGTGAGGTTACGGAACTGACCGTAACTCACGGCGGCGCTCTTCCATTGGCTCGCGCCAGTACGTGGACGCTTGACATTGGCACTATAGAGATGAAGTGCCTAACCACGGCGAACATCTCCACGGCCAACTACGGCAAGCGCTCGCTAGTCACCATTGCTGGTGGCGGGCTCGCTTACTCGGGCAAGGCAGTGCTTGAGAAGTTCACCATGGCTGGCGTGGTCAATGACGTGACGCGGTACGCAGTCACGCTACGAGTCCAAGGCTAGGAGGAACCATGCTGAGCGTTTCAGAACTTGCTGCCCAGATTCTTGCGGCTGACGATCTGCCCGTTCTCAAAGTGACAGTGCGTGAGTGGAAAGGCGGTGACGGCAAGCCGCTTGTGCTTGGCGTGCGAGTCATGACCGTGGAAGAGCGGGACAGCTACGAGAAGGAGTGGGTGGGCAAGAAGGAGACGGGTATCGACAACTTCAGAACGAAGTATCTGGCCCGCTGCCTGTGCCATCCCGAGAGTGGCGAGCGTCTCTTTGACGAGGCTGGCATTGAGCAGCTGGCGAAGAAGTCAGCGGCCATCGTGTCCAAGCTCTTCGAGAAGGCGCTCAAGCACAACAACATGACCGAGACTGACGTGGAGGAACTCGCAAAAAACTAAGCGTCCGCCCGACGAGGCGTTTCCTGTTTCGTCTGGCGGGGCACTTGGGAATGACGGTGAGGGAACTGTCTCGCCGCATGGATTCGCAGGAGCTTACGGAGTGGATTGCGTTTACCCGCCACTTCCACGCTCTTCCTGATCCATGGCGGCAGACGGGCCTGCTGACGAGTGCCGTGCTCGCACCGTACTCCCAGCAAGGCAAGGCACCGAAAGCGGACGACTTCAACCCGATTGAGAAACCACCCCAGCACGCAGACGAGATGAAGCGGGAGCTGCAAAAGCTCCTAGCGTTCCCCGAGTAAGCCATGGCCACCATCCTCTCACTCGCGCTGAAGGTAAACGCCGACGCCTCTGGCGTGGTGAAAAACCTGACGCCGGCTGAGCGGGCGCTTGAGAATCTGGCCAAGCAGGCGAGCAAGGCCACGTCTGCGTTTGACGTGCTGGCGAAAGACAGCCAATCGGCAGCAGATGCTCAGGCCGTTCTAAATCAAAAGTTTACGGATTTAGCGGAACAGCTTAAGGGCGGGTTAAGCGCTCAGCAGTATGCGGACCAGTTTGCTGCTTTACGGGAAGAAGTAAAAAACACGGCCGACGCATACGCCCGCGCCGCTGAGATAACGAAGAAATACACGAGCGCCGAGCAGCAGCGTCAAGACTCTGTCGCAGAGCTTGAAAGGCTTTTGCTACTTGGTGCAATCTCTGAAGAGACTTATGGCAGGGCTGTTTACGAAGGCAGTGAGGCGCAGGCGAAGGCTATTGCGGCTGAGCGAGAACGCCTTGAAGTGCTCGGGCAAGGGCAAAGGCTTGCCGAGCAGTTTGCGACTACAGAAGAACGCAGGGCGCAGCAGCTGGCGGACGTAGACAGACTGCTTAAGGCCGGCGCAATTTCTGAGGAAACCGCTGCTCGCGCGCGAGCAGAGTTCAGCGGACAGAATGCAGCGGCCATTCAAGCCGAAAAGGATTTGGCCGCCGCTGCAGAAGAGTCTGCAAAAAGAAGGACAGCGGCAGAAAAAGAAGCCTCTGACTTCATTGATAAAGTCAGGGGAGACATAGAAAAGGCTTCAGCTTTAGAGATTGCTGAGGCCGAAAAGATTCGTGCCCAGGCAGTCGCCGCAGCAGGAAGGATCATTGAAGCAAACCTGACTCCGCAGGAACGGTACGACCGGCAAATGCAGGAGCTAAATACGCACCTGCAAGAAGGACGCCTCAGCCAAGACCAGTTCAACCGTGCTGCGGCTCGCGCCGAGCAAGACCTAAACGGGGTAGCAAAGGAAGCAACGGTCGCTGACGATAGGATTGATAATCTCAATAAAAACGTCAGCCTGCTTGCAAAGATCGAAATCGGAAGACTCATTGTTGACGGACTGCAGGCTCTTGGCTCCGTGTTCACTCGCGTGACATCTGAGGTCACGTCGCTCGTCTCAAGCGTCAACACGTCTGTCGATACGCTTAACGACTTCTCGGCCCGTACTGGCATCGGCGTTGAGGCGTTGCAGGGCTACTCGTTCGCGGCCAAGCTGGCCGGCGTGGATACCGAGCAATTTCTTGGGGCAGTTCAAAAACTGTCCGTGAGCATTGGAAAGGCTTCGCCTGGCGATGCACTAGACAAGTCATTGCGCGGAATCAACCTATCTCTAGAACAGCTTCGCGGGCTATCTCCAGAAGACCAGTTCTCGGCAATCGGTTCAGCCATTTCTGAACTGCCAACTGCCTCTGATCGCGCAGCCGCTGCGGTTGAACTTTTTGGCGAAAAAGGTGCCGCTCTGGCACCATTGTTCCGCGAAGGAATAACAAGCCTTAAAGAGCTAGAGGCAGAAGGCGAAAAACTTGGGGCTATCGTGAGTGATGTTCAGGTCGGCAATGTCGCTGACATGAACGACGCATTCGATAAGGTGCGAGCCACCGTCCAGGGAATCGTTGGCCAAGTCATTGGCAACCTTGCTCCTGCCGTCACGGATGTAACAAATCAGTTCCTCGAGTTCGTCAAGACTTTTGAGGGAACTGGCACGCAGGGCACCGGCGGAAACGCAATTGCCAACGCCATCACTGATGTGCTGCTGCAGGGTGCTGAGTACTTCGCAGAAATCTTCGATAAGTTCGTTGCGAACTTTGGAAGCCTTGGCGAGACGTTTTCTTTTGCCGCAGACGTTTTTGATGTAACGAGCAAGATTCTGCTCGCAGCATCCGAAGGCATCCGGGCTGCGTTCAATGCCATTCAGACCGGCATTGACGTGCTGCTGCTGGGTTTCGGGAAGATCATTGAGGCTCTCGGCAGTTACGTCAGCGACGATCTTGAGCAGTTCGGCGCAGGGCTGGCAGCAGCGTCGCAGGAGTCGGCAGATAGAAACGCCCGCGAGATGGCGGCCGCAGCGGCAAACGCGGCAAACACGTTCAACAGCATCTTCGCCGGCGGCGACGGCAACGCACAGCAGGCAGGACAGGGCGCGGCATCGCAGTACCTCAGCGGCCTGCGTTCTGAAATTGAGAACGCGCGACTCCCAGAAGTCAAAGTGCAGGCCGATCTTGGCGATGCGGGAGAGCGTCTTGAAGCCTACTTCAAGACGGCCGAAGACGGTGGCTCAAAGCTCTTTCAGCAGTCTGCTGATACCGTCGCGCAATTCCAAAAAATGGCGGACGAGGGCGGGCTTACTGCCGATCAGATCCAGATCATGAACGGCTTCATGGATGACCTAAACGGCAAACTGGACAAGGAAAATGAATCGCGCCAGCAGGCTACAGAAAACGCTACAAAGCAGGCGGAGGCTGATGCGGCAAGAGTCAAAGAGCTAATGAAGCCGTCTGATCAATCTGCAAAGCTTGAGGCAGACATTGCATCTGTCGCCAGAGAGCAGTTAAAAACACAGAAAGAACTTGCCGCCGCAAGAGAACGATCCGCTACAGAGGATTCAAACGCTGCAGCAGCACGGCTTGCCCAACTTGACCAACTGCGATCAAAGCTTGAAGACCAGCAGACAGCAATTGATCAAGGCTTCTCCGATGGCTTCTCTGCCGCTTTCAGCAAAACGGCCGAAAGCATTTCCGGCCTAGTTGATAAGGCTGGCGAGTTTGGCAACGCCGGTGCCGAAGCGGCGATGAAGTTGCAGGAAGGCGTGGCCCTGGCTCAAGAGCAAGCCAGGGACGGCATCATTCTTTCGAGCGACGTGTACGAAAAGGAGATCAGCAGACAGCGAAGTATCTTTGAGGAGCGGCTGGCTCAGATTGAGCAACTGAAGCGGGCAGAGCAGGAAGCAAAGACCGCGGCGTTTCAGCTAGAGGTTGACGCGAACCAGCGTGTAAATGAATTCATTGCCCAAAGAACGCAGGCGGAAGTTGCCGGCGCTGAGCAAGCAGCTGCACGCCGCCAGCAGGCCGCATTCAATATTGAAGCGATTGAGCAGCGGATTGCTCTTGAGCGGCAATCGCTTGAGGCTGCCCGTGAACAGAACGATATGAACTCCGCTCGGGCTGCCGTGCAGCGGATTGACTTGCTAAAGGATGCTCTGGCTGTTGAGCAAGACATTTCAAACGGACGAGAGAAGCAGCTGCAGACTCAGCAGCAACTCATTGAGAGCCAGCAGCAGTACGAAAATCAGCAGCAGGCCGCAGTCCAGGCGTACCAGCAACAGCAGCAGCAGGCCCAGCAGCAGTACGCCCAGGAGCAGGCCCGCATCTTTGAGGAGCAGCGTAAGGCCGCCGAGGCCGAAGCGAAGCGGCAGGAAGAACGACTCCGCAAGCTCAACACGCTTGGACAACAGTCGATCAACGTGGCCGACGTGCGAAGCGTTGAGGGGGCAAACCTAGTGCTGCAGACGGCGGCTCAGGCCCAAGACCCCGCACTGATTCAGGCAAGGCTTCAGACAAAGCTTCTTGAGCGGGT